TGCAGGTATCTGGCTAGACGTTGAGCTTGGTGAGCCTCCTACGCCTCTGGAACATTCTGCACCGCCCCATACGGATGCAACGACTCCCTATACATTCGTTGAGCAACACACCTATCTCGATCTTGATGATGACGACTATCCTGAGCCGTACATCGTTACATTCCAGCGAGAAACAGGTAAGGTTGTTCGTATTGCTGCTCGATTTGACCACGACACCATCACAATGTCTGATGATGGAAACGAGGTTGTCTCCATTGAGCCTGTACAGTATTACACTAAATTTGGCTTCATCCCGTCTGCGGATGGTGGCTTCTATGATGAAGGTTTTGGCACCCTGCTCGGTCCTCTGAACGAGTCGGTAAACACACTCATTAACCAGCTTATTGATGCTGGTCATTTGTCCAGCCTACAAGCTGGCTTCCTTGGCAAGGGTTTGCGTCTTCGCATGGGCGAGACACAGTTTAAGCCGGGTGAGTGGAAGGTGGTCAATGCCACCGGGGATGATCTGAAAAAGCAGATTGTTCCTCTGCCGACCAAAGAACCTAGCAAGGTGTTGTTTGAGTTGATGGGCAGTCTCATCACCTCTGGTAAGGAATTGGCGTCGGTCGCGGAGATATTTGTCGGGAAAATGCCGGGACAAAACACTCCAGCGACCACAACCATGGCCTCCATTGACCAAGGCATGAAGGTTTTCACCGCTGTTTATAAGCGTGTCTATCGTGCTCTGGCTGAGGAATTCCAAAAGCTCTATCGCCTCAATCATATCTATCTGAATCCCACGGTTGTTGAGGAACTAAGTATTGAGCTTGATGCCAATGTCTTTGCTCCTGACAATCACAAGATTTATCCCGGTGCAGATCCGTCTGCGCTGTCCTCGCAAGAGAAGCTGCAAAAGGCAGAAGCCCTGCTCCAGCTCTTGCCCATCGGTGTTCTCGATCCTATTGAAGTGGTTAAGCGAGTGTTGGATGCACAAGAGCAGCCCAATGCTACAAAGCTGTTTAACCAACAAATTCAACAAACGGGTCAGATGCAACCGCCTCCTGATCCGAAGCTCCAAGAGATTCAGATGAAGAGTCAGGCTGAACAAGCCAAGGCGCAAGCCGCTATTCAAGCAACACAGCAGAAGGCTGCTCTCGATACTCAGAGTCAACAAGCTCAGCTTCAAATGAAGGCTCAGGAACATCAGATGGAAATGCAACATAAGGCAACATCTGCGGCTCTTGATCTGCAAATTCAGCAGCATCGTGACAATGCCCGTGTTGCGCAAGAAGCGCAGCAACAGAATATGGCATTGGTGCAGCAGCATCAACAGCATATTCAACAACAGCGACATGCTGAGGAAACCCATCAGGCGCAGCTTTCTGCTGCTAAGCAAATGGCGAAAGCAAAGCCTGCTGCTACGAAAGGACCAACTAAGAAGTGAACTCGCAAGACCTAGCTGACTGGAAGCGACATCCAGTTACCCAAGCAGTTTTTGCGGCGTTGAGTGAGCGTATCACGTACATGACGGAGGCACTTGTGCAAAATGCAGGTGCCGATCCGCTTCAAGACGCTCGCTATTCCGCTGCAATTAAAGCACACCAAGACGTGCTTTCCATTACAAGTGATGAAATTCAGGAGGCTGAATGATTATTCCCGTGCTACATCGTATCCTTGTCAAGCAAGATAAGCTTGAGGAAAAGGATGAAACCTTTAAGCGAGCCAGAGGTGCTGGTCTTGTGATTCCCAATCTTGATGAGCGGGAACGTGAACAAGCAGCCATTGACACTGGCACTGTTGTCGCCATTGGCGATACAGCATTCAAAGACTTTGGTGCTTCCAATCCGGTTGTTGTTGGTGATTACATTGTGTTCGCCAAACATGCTGGTAAGAAAATCAAAGACCCCTATACGGATGAAGTCTTTGTTGCGCTTAATGATGAAGATGTGATTGCGAAGTTTAAGGAATAACAAATGAGTGAAGAAATTAAAGGTCAAGAAGGCCAACAGGTTCAGAATGAACCGCCCAAACTCACCGAAATCGAACAGCGAGCCTCAGCCCAAGGCTGGGTTCCTAAAGATGAATGGGATGGTGATCCCGAACAGTGGCGTCCGGCGAAGGAATTCCTCGACCGTGGCGAGTTGTTCAAGAAAATTGAGGACCAAAACCGAACAATCAAGGAATTCAAGAAGACCCTTGAACAGTTCGCTAAACATCACGCAGATGTGCGCAAGGTTGAATTCCAGCGTGCTCTGGACACCCTGAAAGCCCAAAAGAAAGAGGCTTTGGTGGAAGGTGATGCTGATGCTGTGGTTGACATTGACGAAAAGATTTCGGCTGTCAAGGAAGCATCTAAGGCTGCTGAACAGCCTATTCAAGTTCCTCAAGCTCCCGAACTCAATCCTGTCTTTGTGGCATGGGTTGAAAAGAACAACTGGTATGAGAACAACGCAGCCATGCGTGCCTATGCAGATCGTCTTGGTAACGAACTAGGTGCAAAGGGCCAAATGTCTCCCACTGATCTGCTTGCTCACATTGAGCGAGAAGTGAAAAAAGAATTTGCCCATAAATTCAACAATCCCAATCGAGAGCGAGCGGGTGCTGTTGAGGGCAGTACGAATGTGCGTGGCAAGGCGAAAGATTCTTTCACTTTGTCCGACGATGAGCGTCGAGTGATGCAACGATTCATTAAGACCGTGCCCGGTATGACCGAAGAGAAATACGTTGCCGATCTTAAGAAAATCAAAGGAGTTTGAACATGACTACCAATAAAGAAGCTATTGCCAAAGCGCCAGAGCGCCGTGTGCGACGTACCACCATTGGTGCTCGCCGTCCCCTCTATGTGGAGGGCAAAGAGGCCGGTTATCACTATCGGTTCGTGAATGATACGGGAGATCGTATCCAAACCTTTCTCGACGCTGGTTGGGAACAGGTGCCTGCAAAAAATGTTCGGGTTGGTGACAAACGAATTAACCAAGTGAGTCTTGAAGGCTCTACAGCTACGGCGTCGGTTGGTGGTGGTCTTAAAGGCCATCTGCTTCGTATCAAGAATGAATGGTATGAAGAAGATCAAGCGGCTAAACAAGCTGAGGTTGCTCGTATTGAAGATGCTACCCGACAAGAAGCTCTTAATGGTACTTATGGGAAGCTCGACTTGTCGCGCGACTAATTAAAATCCCATTAAGAGATTTTCGTATGTTTTTCGATATGGAGAACTCTTAATGTCTAGTGTATCTCGTGTTAACGGGTTTCGGCCCGTGAAAACCGCCATTGGCACTGCCTTTGTCGGTACCATCAACACGTACTTTGTTCCTGCTTCGGATGCTACAGCTCTGTTTGTTGGTGATCTGGTTAAGCTTGCGGGTGATGCCCGTGCAGCTTCCGGTGTGCCGACAGTGACTCGTGCTGGTGCAACCGATCAGGTGCTCGGTGTGGTGGTGGGTATTGCTTTTGAGGGTATCGGTGATGTGACGAACATGCCGGTGGTTACTAACCTCAATACCCCGGTGTATCGTGCTGCCTCGACGGATGCTTACATCCTCGTTGCTGACGATCCCAATCTGGTTCTGGAAGCTCAGGTTTCTGGTTCGATTGCAACGGCTGATATTGGCCTCAACGTGTCTCCGCTTATTGCAGCTGGTTCCACGGTGACGGGCAACTCTGGCTTCGCCATCGACATGACGACCAAGGCTACCACGGCTACTCTGCCTCTCAAGCTGGTTGGTATCAAGAATAGCCCGGACAACAGCGTGACTGACACGTATGTTCGTGCGCTTGTGACGATTAACAACCACGTCTTTAAGGGTGGTACTGGTACTTCTGGTACTTAATCTGTAGGAGGATAGAGAATGTCTGTTATTAATAGTGGCTCTTTTGCAAAAGCCCTCTGGCCGGGGGTAAATGCATGGTATGGTAAGGAGTACGACGAGTATCCTGTTGAATGGGACAAACTGTTCGACAAGTACACAAGCTCGCGTGCTTTTGAAGAGGATGTGGGTGTCTCCACGTTCGGTCTTGCGGTGGTTAAGCCTGAGGGCTCTGCCATTACGTATGACACGGAGAAGCAAGGCTTCATCACTCGCTATCAACACGTCGTTTATGCGCTTGGTTTCATTATCACGCGTGAAATGATGGAAGATGATCAGTATGATGTGGTGGGTCAACGCAAGGCTCAAAGCCTCGCCTTCTCGATGCGTCAAACGAAGGAAATCATCGCAGCGAACGTGTACAACCGTGCGTTCAACTCCAGCTACACCTATGGTGATGGTCAGGCGATGATCTCTAACGCTCATCCGAACATCGCTGGTGGTACGTGGTCTAACCAAATTGGTACGGCTGCTGACCTCTCGGAAGCTGCTCTGGAACAAGCTGTCATTGACATTGCTGGTTTCACCAACGACCGTGGTTTGCTGATTGGTGTGCGTCCGAAGTCGCTGATTATCTCGCGCTACCTGCCGTTTGAAGCTAAGCGTATTCTGCAATCGGATGGTCGTGTTGGCACTGACAACAACGATCTGAATGCGATTAAGCAGATGGGTATGATCCCTGAGGTTATTGTTAACCACTACCTCACGGATACGGATGCTTGGTTCATTCGCACGAACGTCAAGAACGGCCTCAAGTATTTTGAGCGTCGGGCTGATAGCTTCGACATGGATAACGATTGGGACACCGAGAACGCCAAGTTCAAGGCCACCGCTCGTTACTCGTTCGGTATCACTGATCCGCGTGCTATTTACGGCTCGGCTGGCGCCTAATAGGAACCGGGGGAGCTAGTCTCCCCTTCTTGAAAGGAGATTCCTATGGGTATTAAAACTCTTACCGTTTCTAATCCGACGACCACGACTCCTGTCAGTAAGGATGTTCAGGCGAACGTGTTTCAGGTTGCACGTACAGATACAAGCTCGCGGCTTGCTCTTGTGCTTCCTGCGGACGCCACAATCCTTGAAGTGAGGCGTTGTGCTTCCACGGCGTCGAATGCTGGTACATCTGCGGGTGTCACCATCACTGTGTCTAACAACCTTGGTGCCGGCCCGACCGTTACTGATGATGTGAAAACCAATGGTGGCTCTGCTGGCACACTTTCTATGACGGGTCTTCCCAATGTGGAACCCCTTCCGCTGAACGGCGATCTGCAAGTGTCTGTTCAATATGCCGAGACTGGCGCAGCATCTTCGAGTGGCGGTCCTTGGAACTACGTGGTGTACTACGTGCGATAATCAAAGGGGCCTTTCGGCCCCTTTCTTTTTGGAGAAACTAAATGCATGTTTACGTTCGGCCCTTTGAGGTCAAATCTAATACAGCCAACCTTGCTGTCACCACTGCTAGTCAAACCGTTGCTTTGAACCGTGCTGGTATTGGCACACAGTCGATTCGTGTGGTCAATATTGGTACACAAACAGTGTTCATTTCCATTGGTGGTAGTGGAGTTACAGCAAGTCTAACAACGTCTATGCCTATTCTTGCGAATACTGTGGAAACACTCACCATTCAGAATGAGGACACAACTGTTGCAGCCATTGCCTCGGCAACTGGCTCTACCATTTATGTTACCACGGGAGAATCTGCATGACACTCAGAGCGGTTGCAGGGGGTGGTGGTAGTGTTTCTGCGCCGCTGATTTTGGATAGTGGAACCCTGACAGCTAGCAATCCTGTCGAGCAGCTATCTCAAACGTGGAATAACAGCGGTACAACCTTTACCGGATATAAAATCAATATCACGGATACGGCAAGTACAACTGCATCGTTGATTGCTGATTATCAAGTTGGTGGGTCTAGTAAATTCAGTGTTCGGAAAGATGGCGGGCTTCTCCTCAGCATGAATGCGGGGAACGTTTGGGGCTTGCTGGACAACGGGTCGGGCGTCTTCGCGTTCGTTAATGGGGGATTTACCGGGACGCAGATGTTCGGCGTCGGGCAGGGCGCAGCCCGGGTGTCGAGCACGGAGCTGATCGGCTGGACCGCCAATTCCACTGTCACCGTTGGCCTGGATACGGCGATTGCTCGTACACAAGCAAAAGTACTGGAAGTTAATACGGGCACTGCCGGTACGTATACCGGCACAGCTCTACTTCTCGGTGCCTATGCTGTTGCAAGCCTTCCTGCTGCTTCAGCAGCCCTTAAAGGTGCTCGTGCTTCTGTGAGTGATGCTACGCAAGCATGGACTTCTGCCAACTATGGAGCAACGGTGACTGGTGGTGGCACTAACTTCTGTCCTGTCATCTGTGATGGTACAAACTGGAGGATTGGTTAATGGCAATTCAATTTCAAACACAAAATTTTGGTGTTTCCTTTACTACAGCGTATGGTAAGGTGACCTCCCTAACATATGATGGATTCACTGAACAAGCCAGTGCAACAATGCACACTTGGGCAACAAAAGCTGCTCGTCAGTCCAATGAATCTCCCATCAGTGCAAGTTCTGTTTCTTTTCCTGTGGACCTAATTTCGACAAGCAATCTGGTGCAACAAGCTTATGCTGCCCTGAAAGCCCGTCCTGAGTTTGGCGGGGCTGTGGACGTTTAAATGTCAAGGCGTCATTACAAACCTGGGGTCTGGAAGGCGCTTTGTGAT